GTCTCTTCCACACAAAATACTTTTTTGATTCAAGGGGGGGAGTTCGAGAAAATAACACGACCTAATTCATCGAGTTTATATCGTCTTTTACGACTGTCATGATAGGTTGCGTGGCATTCACGACAAACCAGTTCGAGATTATCCCAGTTGAGAGTTATACTCGGGTCGTTTATGTTCTCTTCGGTAAGATGTATCTTGTGGTGAACGATCTCCCCCGCTTTGTATACTCCGTTACGCAGACAACATTCGCACAGTCCGCCCACGCTTCTTGCGTATGCGTCTCTCGACTGTTGCCATACTGTGGATTTGTAAAACCTCTCGGCAAAAGGTTTCATGACAGATACTTCTCGAGAGTTTCTTTACATTCGGGATTGAGTATGTTGGGATCGAGAAGTTCCCTTCGGAAGTCTCGTCTCATTATCTCCTCGAATTGCTCCTTGTTCTCTCCTGTCAGCCTTCCAAGATTCCATAGATACGCATAAAACTTTGACAGGCCGAAGATCGTCCAGAGGTTGATGTTGTTTCCTTTGAGCCATTTCTCGAGATTGTCATAGACCTTTACGATATCGAATGGGAATCGTTCGGAGTGACTGACGCTCTCATGGATCCGCCACATATAGACAGGCTCGATGATGTATCGGAAATCTTTCGCAACGACCTTGGCTTTGAATACCTTGTCGGTATCTCCAAACATATAATCCCCGCCCTCGATGAGCGGAAGGATCTCGCGCCTGAATAGATAACTCCAGATCTCTGGAGGCTGAAGAAAATGCAAGGCCAACATATCTCCGTTGAATTTTCTCCAGTCAAGAGGCTCTTTGCTATGGAATGCGTTGCTCTGCGTTATCATCCCATCTCGTTCGACTAATGCGGTCCCCTTGACTACATCCGCGACTCCTTCGGTTGCGTTGTACAGTTTCTCTATTGCGTCATACATGATGATATCATCGTCATCTGTGAACATGACATAATCACCAGTCGCCGCTTGCGTGCCTGTCTTGACTGCGTGTCCGACTCCCTTGTGCTCGGTAAATATCGCCTTTATTCTGCCATCCTTGTCGGCATATTCTTTGAGCACCTTTGCGGAATCGTCCGTGGATCCGTCATCAACAAGGATGAATTCAATGTCCTCCATCTTCTGACTGACGCAGCTGTCGAGGAATGGTCTTAAGTATTCCCCTCCGTTATAGACTGGTGTGACAATGGAAACTTTCATATTATTGGCGGCCCCTCCTCTCCGTCAATTGTCCCTTCCGTAGATTACCCCGATTCATTTTTCCACCCAAGGAGGCGAAAGCGGAAAAGGAAAAGAGCAGAGATCTCTCCGCTCTTTTTCCAGATTAACATATATCACACATCCTATGTGACATTCAAGGACATCTTCAGTTTACCTCCATCATGTCAAAGTCATCGAATGTCATCTGGCCATCAAGAACATCGTATTCCATCCACCAGTTAAAGACATCTTGTGCCGTGGCATATTCGACATCCTGTCCGTGAGATCTCCAGAGTGGTCTTGTCGGATCCTTTTCGTGCCGTTCCTTCCTCTTCTCGAGCATCTTATCGAATGCGAGAAGATACGCGTTCTTATACTTTGGCCAACGATTAAAGTCTCGTTCTCTCTGTCGCGTTCTCGCCATCGGGCATCCAATACATCCGAGCCGATAATATCCCTCGTCATAAAGTTTGCAGTAAGGAATCTTATTGCTTCTGATGAATGTCCAAACTTCCGCATCTGTCCAGTCTATGATTGGATTGATGAGTGTCTTACTCCGCTTATAACATTGTTCGACAAATCGTCTGCTATCTTCATTGTCGTTTGTAAGAATCATTCCGCCATGTCTTGGACCGAGCTTAAAGTTTTCTTTTTGCTCCTCTGGAATCTCTTGTCTTGATTGAATGACCACCTCACCTTGATTGTTTTTTCTGTTGGTGCTTTCTGCCCATCTGACTCCTGTCACAGTCATCCGTCCGTCCCCCCCAGTTTCCTTGAGGTATTGGCAACAGTATCTTGCTAAACGAGTCGGCGGCATGAGTTTCTTGACAATGAGATTCCACATTGTAACAGGAGTTCCGTCATTGTATCTCGGGATCTCTCGTTTTACATCGGGATGATGCTCCTTGATGAATTGGACGAGTTCTGGCGGATCTATGCCTGTTACGCGATAGGTCGCGTCATACTTGCATCCCGCCATATCGAGTAAGGCCTTGCAAGTGACCGAATCCTTCCCGCCGCTGAATGCCAAATAATATCCCTCTGGAGGCTCGAATGCTTTCAGACGCTCAATGGATTTCTTTACTTTCTCGTCAAGTTCGCTCATGTTTCGGCCTCCTGTTTCAGCCAATCGAGCCACCGCTCCCATGTAGATTCGCCATCATAATCATCAAGCCGGTTCTGAATCCATTTCGCCAGTTCCTCGTCCGTCATAGCACGGATGCGGTCTGCGTTCGTGCGTGGCTTGACTTCTGGTATTGTGCCACTAACTGTGCAAGGGATAATGCAAGCGGTAAACTCGCAGTACCCACGCTCGTTCAGATGTTTGCAACCACTACAATTCTTGCCATCAAAAAAAACCCACGGAGTACGCATCACTCTTCCCCCTCTGCTTCTATGATGACAGGGATTGACGGATTTTTAAGCGGCAATTCGTGAATTGCATAACCACCCATCCGCATAACTTCCTTGTGGAGACTCAACCATCCGTCCTTTATCAGCGCATCCCTGTCTATCAAATCACCGTGCGGCGGGATTGCGATGAGAGGGCAATCCTTATCCCTCGCATATGGGTACACTCGTCTATCATCAACACGGCAGATGTCAGCAATTGTTCCACGATAATGGATGAGCGTCCAAAACTTGCATCCTGCGCATTGAGTCGGCATCTCCATGCCCTTGATGTAAACTCCCATCAGCTTTCCTCCCTCTTTTCGCCGTAGGAGCAGAAGTCCGTTTCTTGCATCTGCCTTTTGAACAGCCGACAAACGTACTTAAGCCCTCCGTCATACTCATGGCATTCGTACATAACGCAATCCCGGCACAGCACCACAGGCCGCACATCATCCATCTGCTCACCGAAACTCTTGCCGATTTGCTTTAGCTGTTCGATTGCCGTGTCACGCTCCCATGCCGCTTGATTGTACGCACCTGTAGGCACAACATCGGCGGCGGGGATGTCACCGATTTCAAGTTCTGCGCACTTTAACTGAGCCGCCGATTCCATATCGTGAAAATGGGTTTTTATTCTGTACCTTTCGCGCAGGACGTATTTCGCCGCCTCGCGGCTGATGTAGTCGGTCATGCTTCACCTCCAAGGATCTCCTCGATATGCTTCAAGGCTCTCGCGTGGATCCTGATGACCTGACGATAGGAGAAGTGTAAATCGACCGCCGTCCGCTCCCATGTCTTGAAGTCGATATAATACGCTTTGAGGACCATCCGTTCGTTGCGGTTTTTGAGACGATAGATCTTCATCAATACCTCTTCCCGCGCATGTGCGAGATTGTTCTCGAGGAGAACGAGTTGGTCGATGTAACTCATGAGGAAATCGAATTTGTGCGGATCCTTGGTGCTCTGCGCTCCGTCTCCCTCGTAGTTCTGCGTGATGTGCGTGGCGCGATCCCACGCTTCGCGCTCGGATTCCTTCAGAGAGCGGATCTCGTATTCTACTCCCCGAGCTTGCCAGAGGAAGTCCTTCGCCTTCATCTCGTCTCCCTCCTCGTCCTCGATTCTGGGATTTCTCGGTCGATTCGCCATCTGCATCCGTCACAAGCTCCGTTATGCCTGTTCTTATACGCTCCGCAATAGAGGCAGAGTTCGTTGTTGCAAGTCCGCAGTTCGCTTGCCAACGATTGGATGACATCCGCTCCCCTGTTCATGATTCCGCGGAGGACAGGCAAGGCCGTTGCGTTGCGAAGGGCCTCTATGGTTTCGTTGATATCATTCGTTGTCATTTTTGGTATCCTCCCACACAATCGGGTCGATCCACATAGAAGCGTCCTCGACCCGCTTATTGAGGTCTCTGATGACCTGTCCTTCGGCATAGACGGCAACGAGAGCCGCGCCCAGACAGAATCCGAGAATCACAATTGCCCAAGTCATGAAATTAAACCTCCTTGATTTTGATGCCGTATACTTGCCGCATCAGTTTTTTCTTGATTTTGTACGCATCGGTCTTAAATCCTTTGGCATCCTCGACCACCAACTGGCAGTCTTGCCAGTAAACGAAGTCGGCCACATATCGACAGGATTTTTCAACGCATTTGCCGTTTTCATACTGCGCGGGTATCACAATATAGGAGACCTGTGTTTTGAGTCCCGAGATCTTCCCTGCTCTCTCCAAAAGCAAGAGTTCTGCATATCTGTCGGCCTCATGTTTGGAGTGGAATGTCTTGCCGTTTCTCGTGGTCTTTTGAGCGTGATATTTATTCCAAGTAACTCTTTCCAAATTCCCGCCTCCAATCTTCAATCGTCCATCCGTAATGTGCCATCGCGATCCTTTGCGCTCTCTGCTTCAGTTCGAGATTCGCTTTCGGTTGTCTATGGATCCGAGCGTGGCAAGCGGGACAAATCGAAAGCCATAGTCCGTATTTCTTCGATTTGTCCCGAAGTTTCCCGCCCATGTCGTTATGGAACACTTCGTGCCGGTCCAGTTTCGGAGCAAATTGATAGCAGATCGCGCAGAAGGACCAGTCGCCCAGAAGAGAAGGAGCATATTCGGAGCGTTTCATTCCTTCACCCCTTCCTGATGTGCCGATAGCGTAGAAGAGACATATATCGGTCGCTCATGTAGTCGCTTACGAGGATCTTTGCCATGCGCTTCTTAGACATCTCGTCCATCTTCTTTCGGAAGTCGAGATACTTCTCGCATTCAGCATGGCACCCGACCACACGAGCCGCACAGTTTCTGCATGGTGTGTTCATGTGCCCTCCTCTCGGTATATGCCGAGCCGTTTCGCTACTTGCATCCACTCGGGATCTTCTTTTTCTTGTTTTTCTTCTTGAATAAAAGAAATATTATTACTATCCTCCTCTATACTAACCTTATCTTCACTATCCTTACCTATACTATCCTGTGTATACACAGTATCTGTATACATGGATTCTGTGCGGGTATATCCGCCCTTCTCGTCAATGGACAACTGGGCCTTTTCCTCGATATATTTGGTCGGTTGAATGCGGTCCTTCTGGAGATAGTTATTGATTCTCCAATGTTTGATGACGATGACCCCGCTCTCGAAGATGAGAACGAATTTCTTCGCAATTAGGAGCTTCATGTCATCGTCAGAGGCTCCGCATTGACGCATGACCGACCGCGGAGCGTTGACGAAGCCGTCATCATCGGCAAGCATCCCGAGCGTGAAATAGAGACATCTTGCCGATAACGGCATATCGAGGAAAGCATCAGACAGGACGATTGTTTTCGCAAACATTCTGCGTTCTGCCAAGATTACTCCTCCTTTGTCTGAAACGCGGCCCTGACAATGTCATAGTGCATATAGGACGGAGTGCCCTCGAGCACCTTCTGGACCACCTCGAGCCGAGAAATAGCGGCACCGGCGGAAAAGTCCTTGGCAAAGCCGAGAATCAGTTCAACGATCTCTCGCGTGTCCATCAATATCTCCTCCTTTTGAATACATATTTTTTGACAAATACTCCCTTGTAAGGAGTGCCGTTCTCGTCCTTGAGAAACGCGACCTCTTTGCGGAGGTTTTCCTCTCTCGTCCTCCTTCGGATCTCCGCGGGATTCCATCCGCAGCGGTCGCAGTCATAGTTGCACCATACTCCGTCAGGATAATGTCCCTTTTTGTCCTTGCATGGCGCGTCCATGAGAATCATGGTTTTATCCTGTGACATTTTTGCCTCCAAAAAGTGAATGTAATTCCTCGTCAGACATGGTCTCGATGCCGAGGCCTTTCGCGGTATCGACCAGAGAGTCGATGAGGGCCGACATCTGCTTCGTGTCATAGGTCGAGGATCCGTAATAAAGGATGACATTGGTACATCCATCGATTTTGGACGGAATCGTCTCCGTCTGCCATCCGATGCCGTTCTTCTCCCATCCTTCTCTAAACTTCTCGAGAGCCTTGTCTCGGATGCAGACGATCTCGGAGACCCCGCCGATCTGGCGGATATGGTCTCGGTAAACATCCGCTTTCGGGATCCCTACACGGGCCGAAATCTTGTCGATTAAGGCCCACGCATATCCGTTCGCGTCAAGGCTCCGCTTTGCGCGGAATTTCTTGATAGAGATCTCGACATCACCCTCGCGGAGTTGCTCGAATTCCGTCCGAAAGTCTCCATCGATCTCGACCGAGAGCCTCTGTTTTCCCGAAAGGGATATCGAGAGGTCGGTCAGTTTACCGCGCATCTTTCTGACAATCCATGCAGAGGGCCGCGCCGAATTTCTTGACGCTGAAGTCCCTCACCTTGTCGGAGATCCTCTTTCCGCATTGTGAGCAGAACGGACCATCGTCCTCGGGATCGTCATAGAGCGTTTGAGGCTCTTTCGGGGCCTTTTTCGCGCTCTTCATCTCGAAGGGATAATCATCCTTCGGAGCGGGTTTCGGCTCGTCCTTGCCGTGTGTATTGGTCGCATCCGCGTCCTTCGTGTCATCGATGCAGAACAGGCCGTTCAAGGCATACTTTCGGGCATAGGATGACGCGGACCCTGTTATCTGGGACGCATCCATTCCCTTTCTCTCGAGTTCCTCCCGAGCGTATCCTGTGGCGGATATCGTGTCGATGTGTCCTTCGGTTTCGGAAATGCAGTCGTATAGCGTGGCCGTGGATTTGACATAGACGCGGCCCCCAACCTCAACGATCTCGTCCGAGAGTTTGAGCGTCAGCATGGCCTTCTCAAGGAGCGGCTTGACCGCCTCGAGGATGTCCTCACAGGAGCGGTAGTTGTATCCGCCGAAGGTGTTCGTCTGATTCTTCGGGGCCTTGAGGGCCGTCTGGATGTGGAGCAGTTTGTCAGTTATCATGTTTCCTCCTCGAAAATGAGCGGGCACCATCTTCCGCGCCCGCGTATGTCTAAAATGTATTCGCCGGTCCTTCGGCATTGGTTTCTGCTATAGGTTTCGAGCAAGGGACAAAACTGGCATTTCTCCTGTCCCTTCTCGAAGCTGATATCGACCATCGCGGTCGTGTATTCGAGACATCCGTTAACCTTCATCGGTCATGACCTCCCACGCGTTGAGCGGAGTCAGACATTCGTCACATCCGACCTGTTCGCCTTCTGCGTTCTGATAGATCGTCTCGCATTCTTGCCCGCATACTGGGCAACGAGGCCAACGGACAGGTTTGGGATATCCTGTCGCCTCTGTCATGCGGATATCTGGCGCGTCTGGTATCAGTCGGGACATAACGAATACCTCGCGATGACTGTCGTGCCGTAGCGCGTCTTGACCTTCTCACTCGTGGTCCTGATGCCGATGCCGTCTTTCTTGATTTGGCAGATGACCGCGGCAAGCCTCGTGATGCCGAAGTCCAAAACATCTTTCTGCGTGATGGAGCCACGCTCCTCGAGAAGTTCGAGGACAACATCCTTCTGTTTCGTCATTTCGGGGCCACCTCCAAGAGTTTATAAGTCCAGTACAGGCCGAGAATGGCCAGAACGACCAACGAGAGGATCTCGTTCCCGAATAACAGGAACACGGCTATTGCGTTAATCGGTCTTTTCATGGTATAATGCTTTCACCCTTTCTCCGAGCGGATGCTCGGTCTTGCCGCTTTTCCGTCTGCCAACGGAGAGCGGCTTTTGATTTCCTTGCCATCGATTGCGAGAGCAAAGGCAAGTGCTTCGAGGATCTTTTCCGTCATGTTGTTCCCTCCGCTGCCACGACCTCGTCCAACGACAGGCCGAGTGTGTTCGCGATGCGGATCGCAACGGAAAGGTCCATTTTCTTCTGCCTCTCTCCGCTCTCAATCATGGAGTAATAGGCCTCGGTCACTCCGATTGCGTCCGCCATCTGCTTTTGTGTCAGTCTCTGTGCGGTGCGTGCCTCTTTCAGCCATTCGCGCATTTCTTCGCCTCCTTTCGTTTCGTTTGCTGACTAAACAAATTGTTTAGTACAAGGCAAATATAAAACAGGCAAAACACCTTGTCAAGACAAATCGTGAAATATGACAACAAATCGTACAGTTGTTATTTTCTGTTACCAACTTGACATTTTGTTAAGCCGTTTGTATAATGTGTTTGGAGGTGAGAAGATGAATCTTCGGAAGATACGAGAAGCAAAAGGCATGACGGCAAAAGACCTCGGAGAGAGGATTGGAGTGACCGAGAGCGCAATTTGTATGTATGAAACAGGCCGAAGAAAACCAGACTATGAAAAGCTCCTGATGCTCGGGGAAGTCCTCGATTGTTCGGTCGCAGATATCATCGGGGAGAAAGGTCTCGAGGATCTCGGCTTTACGGCTATTGAACGAATAATTATTCAGAAGTACAGATCGCTTGACGAGTATGGCAAAAAGGCCGTTGAGGCCGTCCTTGATATCGAGGCATCTCGGAAACCTGTCATCATTCCTGTTAAGGAGAAAAAAATAATCCCCCTGTTCGTGGCGGCAGCGGGACAGGGAGAGCCGGTGTCACAGGAGGGATTTTCGGAGTATGAAATTGATGCCGACAGTCCCGCCAAATTCGCGGTTAAAATCAGCGGAGACAGTATGGAGCCTCATTTTCACGATGGAGATATCGTCCTCTGCAAGAGGAAACGGCCAGAGATCGGAGAGATCTGCGTCATCATGGTCAATGGCTTCCTTCTTGTCAAACAGTACATTACGGACGGAGTCAACATCTATCTCCGTTCTCTAAACAGAGAGCGGAAAGACCTCGATGTCGATATATGGGATAGCGGAAACGATACTGTTGTCGGATACGGCACAGTCATTTATAAGAAGATTCCGCTTGTAAGGCAATGAGAGGGCCTTTCTGGCCCTCTTTGATAGAACGGAGTGATTCTATTGCGCGTTGCGTTATATGCGCGTGTAAGCACACAGGAACAGGCACAACATGGCCTCTCTATCGGTGCACAACTCGCGGCCCTCGAGGAATGGGCGAAACCTCATGTCATAGTCGGTGAGTATGTAGACGCTGGCATATCCGCTCGGTCGCCGATCTCGAAGCGTCCAGAATTGCAACGGCTTTTGCGTGAGTTGGATAATGTCGATTGCGTGGTCTTTACGAAGCTCGACCGATGGACGAGAAACATCCGCGAGTATTACAAGGCACAGGACGCGCTTGACGCTCATGGAGTGGCTTGGAGAGCCATCCACGAGGATTATGAGACGGAGACTGCCGCCGGCAGATTAAAAGTCAATATCATGCTCTCCGTGGCACAGGACGAGGCCGACAGGACCTCCGAGCGCATCAAGGCCGTTTTTGCGGATAAGCGGAGAAAGGGTCTCATTCCTTCTGGAAAGGCTCCGCTCGGTTTGGAGATCGTCAACGGACGCTATCAGATAACCGAGAAGGCAGATATTACACGCGCCATGTTCCAAGACTACATTGCCAAGAGATCCACGACATATGTCGCGGAGGATTTTCACATGACCCCTGTCGGAGTCCGTGCCCTTCTCCGAAACAAAAACCTCGTGGAGAATGGTGTGGTCGATGAAGATACCTTCAAGACCGCCAACGAGATCCTCGGAACGAGGTCGCAGAGAAGGGTCCATTCGGGAGAGATCTATATCTTCGGAGGCCTTATCCGCTGCGGGAAGTGCGGAGGCGCGACCTACTGCGCGAAATCGAAGGGATATTACTATTATCGTTGTGTCCGTCACAGGGACCACGGACCATGTGAAGGGACGAGCGTCAACGAGGCCGTTGTCGAGAATTATCTCCTCGACAATATCGTCTCCAAGGCCGAGGACATGAATCTCACGATAACAAAAAAGTCGGGCCGCGCTCCCGATATCGGTAAGCTGACGGCCCGCCTCGATAAGCTGACGGATCTCTATCTGAACGACCTCATAACTCGTGAGAAATACGAGGCAGATTATAAGAAAACACAGGAGGCCATTTTAGAGGCACAGAGAAGGCCAAAAACGATAGATACAGAAGAATTGACAAATATACTCGGAGCCTATCAAAGCCTCTCCAGAGCGGCGAAAAAGGCCTTCTGGAGCAAATTGGTAAAAAGAATCGTCATTGACGATAAAAAAATCTCCTTTGAGTTGTATGCGTAGTATTACAACTCGAAACAAGACCGATGTCTCATTTGTTTTTGCAAAACAAAAAAGGGTCGCCCCGAAGGGCGGCCCTTTTACGATTCTATCCGTATTTCTTTTTTCGTGCCTTTGAGCGTCATGATGTGTCTTGTGTTCGCCGCGGGGAGAAGCATCTTCCTCACGGCATAACCTCCGTATGACATCCACGAGCTGACGGATACAACTCGAAACGGAACAAAGGCAATTTTGTTGTGTGACGGATCCACTTTCAGTTTGACAGGATCCGTGACGAATGGTTTGTGTGTGTGGCCGACTATGAGCGCATCTATTCCGTCAATCGTATAACCGAAACGCTCGGCCCTGTTGACCGACCCTCCTGTGAGGATGCCTCCTCCGCTGCCATGAGTTGCCGCCAGAACATAGGACGGATTCCGTTGTCCGTCTGTCTTGTTATTACCCATGAGGATCTTGATAAAAGCGATATTCGCACGATACAGATGTTCGAGGTCCAGTTTCGCCATGATGTCATAGGTAATGTCATCATCTGCGTCTTTTGCGGAGCGGAGTTCATGATTGCCGGTCGTGGCGGCAAGGATGCGGTCCCGAATCGGAGTCAGCATCTCGACCATGACGCGCTTTTGCTCTCGCGGTCGCATGGTTTCCTCGTAGATGTTCGATACGCTCGTTTTCAGCGCATTATTGATGAGGTCGCCGCATAGGATGATATAAGCGTTTTCGTCTTTGAGAAGATTCGCACAGAAAAGGGACCATTCCCTCTCCATGTGCTCACGCGCTCCGAGATGTACATCTCCGATGGGATAGATCCTGATATCGTTTCTTTCTGGAAATTTGTGCGTTATAAACTCAAAGTCGGATAACACCAAATCACTCCTTCAATTGTTCGGCTATGATGTTCCAAGCCGCACAGATCGCGGCAGAGAGAGCCGCCGCAACGATGGGCGCGAGGATTTTCCACGCATCGGCAACAGAAGCGGGAAATCCGCCGTTGAGAATGAGGGCAATTTCGGGAATGAGCACCCCGAAGAAGCTCTGAACGAAAGTCTTTATAGTGCGGATTAACCAGTCAGGCATAGTCAAGCTCCTTTCTCTAACTTCGTTTTGATAATTGCGATATCTTTCCCGATTTCCTCGAAACGCTTCGCATATCCGTTGTGCTCGTCCAGTTTCTTTTCAACGGATTGCAAACGCATCTCGAGTTTTGTTTCGCGTTCCGCTTCGGAGATTGCGCGGTCTTGATTCTGCTTTCTTGAGATTAACCATTGACCGATGATAGAGCCGAGGGCGGCAATAACCGCAACGATGATAGCATCACTCAATGTTCTCACCACCTTAATTTTCTACGATAACGAGGGTCGGTGCATAGATATAATATGAAGAACCTCTTGAATTTCGCCCACGCACACGAATCTTTTGGTTTGCCGTAAGAGATACACTCGTCAGATGGTTGTTTTGTACATGGTTGCTCCATGTGCTATTCTCCGAGCCATACGCTACGCCGTCAATGTAGAGTTGCGTTGCGTAAGTGTAAGAAGACGATGTGTTTGACCTGAACGCAGACCAGTAGATGTCATAAGTGCCTGTCTTGCCGACTGTCATCTCCGCGCCGATTGCCGTCATCGTGGACGAGGTTGTCCTTGTTGTGCCTTGGACAACTTGGGTGTTTTTGCTTGTGCCTCCGCCAGAGACATTGACAACAATTTCTGCGAGGTTTGTGACATCATAGGTGCCGTTTTGCGTTTTTGTCTCGGAGCCTTCGACCCAAGGGAAGGTTGCCGTCCCCGATCCGTTTTTGGGGAGCGTAACACCTGAAACGCCGCTATATACCGCTCCGAGCAACTTGATATCGGGTTTTGCCATTCATAGCACCCCCTCAACTGATGGAGAGGATCTTGGTCGTGCTATCCTGTGAGATGCTCGGCATGGAGAGATTTCCGCTCACTCCGAGAATCGTTTTTCCGTTCAAGATGTTTCCGCTCACGCAGTCCGTGACGGCAGAGGTCGCAAGCGTGACCGAGCCTCCAGAAGTATATCCCGCGGGAATCGTGACGGATCCCGCTTTCGTGGAGATCGTGCCTCCTGTTGCTCCGTTGTTCGTCATGGAGCCGGTATCTTCGCCCGAGGATCCTACAAACTTTTTGCCCGAAAGGACATTCGCTGCAACGGCATCGCAGTCCGTTGCATCGTAGAAAGTCGCCGTTCCCGATCCGACCTTCGGAATCTGCACCTGTGGAACATTCTGATACTGAACAGAATTAATCACTACGCTTGGATGTGCCATTTTCTACTTACTCCTTATGAAACAGTAATAGTTGATCCGTCCCATGTGATAAGGCCGTAGTTGGACGGAATCGGCTTGATTGTGATGTCCTCCGTCATGCGGAAGTTGTTGGTCAAAAGGACCTGTTCCGATGCGGATGGAGTGACCTCGGTCGGCCCCATGTATGCGGTGCGCTCGACAAGTTCCCTTGCGACAGGGATGCCAGTCGAAACACCAAGGCCTTCCTCGTTGACCGAGATGCTAACCTTTTGCGGTTTATAGGATATGGTCAAGCCTTATCCACCACCTTAAAGACTCCGATCGGGACGATGTTGCACATGAAGTTCCCGAGTTCATACCAGTCGAGGGAGTAGCAATAAACTCCAACAGGGAATAAAGCCGTCTCCGCTTCGGTGAATTCAAGAATGACTGTGTTGTGATTGTCGGGGACGAGGTCCTTTGTGAGGATCGTGGTGCCGTTTTTCGTGTCTTTGAAAGTGTATTTGAGGGTATCGGTCGAGACGAGCGTTGTCCCACTCAATACGACAGGGAGTTCGATGCCGAAGTCGCCCTCGGCCATCTGCAAATTAATTCCTGATACATCCCACATGGTTATTCCCCCAAGAGTTTTTCCCAAGTGACAGGATCGCAAACCGCGTCTTTGTCACTTCCGTTTTTGAATTTGAATAGCGCAATTTTTGTGTTTGCTCCGAAGTCTCCGTCCGCTCCCATCCATCCGCAGTTGAATCCCTTTGCAATCAATGCCGTCTGCATTATCTTGACATAGAATCCTCGGTCTCCCTGTTTGAGTGTCGGAAGGTTGAGAGTGACATTTCCTGTTGTCGGTTGCGGCTCTGGTGTTGGAGTCGGTATCGGCTCGGATTGAGCGACCAGTTGGCCGAATCTCTCCGAAAGGACCTTGTTTCCGTCAACATTCCCCGAATATCCGTCCACATGGTCGGAGGCGGAGAATTGCCAGACATCTCCCATGTCGGGACGGCCTCCCCATTGGGCGACCCAGACGATGACATCTTCTCCGATGTAACTTGGACCCACTTTGCCCCACAAATTGCCTCGGGATCCGTAAGCTCCCGCACGATATCCGCCCGCTTTGATAACATCACAGAAGGCCTTGACAACGGCCGTCAGTTCGCTATCGCGGAGTTGCATTTGCGACTGTTCCTCGACATCGATATAGATCCCGAGCGGCAGACTGCGGCCTTCGGCAAACTGAATTGCCTTTTGTGCCTCTTCTCTTGCCCGCTCCTCTGTCGTAGCATACGAATAGACATATGCTCCGACAGGAATGCTTGCTTGACTGTAAAATGTGTCGAAGCACCAGTCTTTTGACCGACCATCTGCAATTTTGATGATGGCAAAGTCAACCGAATTGAGGCTTGCCGCTGACATTCCCGCTTGCCATGAGGAAATATCGATTCCGTGTAGGTCGGAGATGTTCATGATTACTCCTTAAGATAAGTAAATGCCGTAAACCGCGACAGGTATACCGAGGTCGTTTCTTGGGTCGCTGGGCGTTGCCCCTATTACATAACCTTTGTCAAAGGTGATGGAGGTCTGCGTGCTTGCCGTGATTCTGCGGATGAGCAAGTTGATATTGCCGATATAACCATTGGCAGAGCCGTTCGTATTCATGAAAGCGGTTGCTTCGCCCGGCTTAAAGAAGGACGAGCCGGGGAATATGGCCGAGTCGCTTGTGCTCTGTCGGAAAACAACATAAAAGAGGTCGCAAGAGTTTCCAGCGAGATTAACTACTTGCGGGGCGAAAGCCGATGTTGGGTCGCTATTTTCCCAGAGTTTCACAATGGAGCGCGGTATCGTTCCACTTGCCATGATTTACTCCTCCACATTCGGCTCGGGAGCGGGACGGCGGTCGAAAACTTCCTGTTTGATGATTCGTCCGTCCGAAGTCCAGATTGCCGCCGCATGGTAAGGGATGTCGCTCTTGGCCGCCGCCGCGCAGATGGTGTAAAACTTTGCGAGAGCGTCATCGAGTCGCAGATAGTGGTCATACAAGAGACCGCGGGAGCCGTCCTCGCGGACCTGATTTTCAAGCGTGGTATAGAATACTTCTGGCATGATTTAACCTCCTTAATTGTCTTTCTGCCCGAGAGTGACATCTGCCGTTGTCGCTGCCGTGCAAGTTCCTGTGAATGCGATATAGCCTGTGTATGATGTCCAAGCGATATCCGAAGTGATATAGCTTGGATTTGCGAAAGTGCAGTTGAGGACGATGGTGTCCGTGGTGATGGATGCGTCCGTGATGCGGAAGATCTCCGCGTTGTTGGCCGCGCTGACGGCCTGTTGATAGAAATACTGGATTCCGCTCGGAATCGTGATGTCTCCTGTCTGGCCGTTGACCGAGCGCACAGGAGCGATTTTCGCAATCGTGGCTTTATATGCCGTTGTGCCGCGCTCCAGAGGCATTTCGTCCGTTGTCAGAGGAGTTGCCAAGGAGGGTAACTGGTCGATTATCATGTTATCCCTCCTCGATAAGGCTCTGGGCATAGTTCAAAATGCCGTTGCCGTGGGTCTTTGCGGTCTTGTCCGTTACAACTCGGTCGAGCCGCTTGTTGTCCGCGATGATTTTCCCTTCATCGTCAATTTCGGAGTAGACGATGGAGACGCGCAGTCCGACCGAATCGTTGAAGATGGTCGCGCTTGTTACTCTCTTCATTCCCCTTCCCCTTTCCTTGAGAATTCCACTTGGATTTCGGGATCTAAATGTTGGTCAAGTCTGCGTTGGTCATAATCGGCTTGTTTTGCCTTCAGCTCCCAACCAAACGCGAGGCCCGCAGTTCCTCGGACGAGGAAATAGCTCCCCTTCCGTTCGGCTACCCAACAGTCTCCCTCTCCGTATTTCTGCAAAAAGACCTGATAGTTCTCCGTTGAGATGGTCTTTGCGAAAATCGGGTCGAGCCAGATGTAAGCGGAGCCGTCCTCTCCGATAACTCCCTCTCCCAAATCTCCGAAGAGCGGAGACGGAGTCTCGTAACAATAGAGAAGTCTCTTTCCGTACTGGTCCACATCGACAATGCGGTTTTTCGTGCCCGAGACGGAAAGATTGCAGTTCGTATCAAAAAATGCGTAACTACTTCCCTTTTCGATTCCTACTCCGTTAAGATTGCAGAACGCTCTCTTGTATAGGGATCCGTTGCTTCTTGCCTCGGAGTTCAGACCATCGGGAGCGGTGTACGCGGTGATGTTCCATGTACTGTTCGGATTTACCGACCAGTAGAAGTTACCTGCTTGATATAAGAGCGATGTTCCGTCTGGGAGTGTCCCATATCCCGAAATGCCGTTTGCAACGCTCGAAATACTGTTCAGCGCGAAATACATTCCGCTCGTGGTGAAGTTCGCGTAGTTCGTGGAGTCAAAGGCTATTTTGAAGCCGTCTTTATTACCAGTTACCCGCGCATTACCAAGTGCGTCCTGTATCTCGAATTTGCCGTTTGTATCGGCATAACCGCCGAGCGACAATGTTCCGCCTTTGATGTAGTTCGCAAGCAAATAGCCTGTGGTTATCATCGAGGCATTTATCTTGCCGTCCTGTGTCAGCGCGACATCGTCAAAAGGTCCGTTATAGCCGTTATGGGAATGCCCGAGACCGCCTTGATTGAATCTCCACACATTGACCGCCGTGTTGATGTTCGGAGTGTCCATGATGAGGAGTTCTTCCGGCTCGTTGTTCGCGTTCATCTTCAGAACGACATATCCGCCCAGTCCGCCTGTGATTTGCGCGGTCGCCGTTGCGATTGCCGACTGGAGGAAGGACGCGGTCTCTTCGAGATCCTGTCGGAAGTCTCCCGCGACCGCTTCGGCAAGCGTTGTCTGAAGTTTGCCGAGTTCCATCTCGGAATAACGCTCCAAAAGGACATCGTAGACAACGCGGATGACCTTCTGTTTCGTCTTAATGACCCCTAATTCGGGGAAATAGACTGAAACTGTGTCGCACAGACTCACACGCTGAAGCGCGGCGACATTCTCGTATTCGGGAGTTTGCCATAGCTGAACGAAGTCCACTTTGAGGTTGTCGGAAGGTAACCACGGAGAATTATCCGAAAGATACTGCGCGGCTCTCGTCCGCAGTTCTGCCGCGGTCGGGACAGATTCAAACTCCGCGGAGAAGTCCATCGGCTCTATCTTGACCTCGACAAACTGAAACTCTATCGGTACACCGTTATAGTCCGTTATGACATTTCCGTTCTCGTCCGTCCAAGGAATAAGGAGTTTCGGAGCGTTCGGGTCCAAAATATACCCTTCTGGGAGCGTTACAGTCGTCTCTCCGTTAGTCCAGTACGGAGAGATCGCTGAAAATGTCCCAGAATGGTCGATTTCGTGGTTGATATCGGTGATATTCTTGCCGTATCGGATGGTTACACCCGAATCGACCCCGCGGTTGACATACAGTTTGACCGCGAATTTGTCGAATTCGTAATCGCCCTTGCCGTATACATCGAGAACGGACCCTTCTTCGCCGCATAGCAGATTGCGGACGGCCTTGGGAACATCGAGGTCGAAGTCGGACGATACGGCTTTGTCCGTCCAGAAGGTAAATGGACAGTAGTGCACCACATTCAGAGGGATTTTAGCAAACACATCCGCGCAACTGGACGCGGAAAAGGGTTTTACCACGATGGTCGATAAATCATAACTGATGTGGTGAGCGTTGAATGTGACCACTCCGTCTATCGGAGCGGAGTATTTATAGATCGTGAACGGCTGAACATCGTGCCGGTCATCGTGGATGACCCCGATGATTCCTCCGTCCGTTATCATCGTCTGATAAAACCTTCCTGTTATCGGATAAGTGAATTCGGCCTCATAGATGCCGTTTCTTTCCTCCGTAACAGTACAGGACAGACAATCCACCAAGCGTCCGAGGCCGTTCGATGTGAACGAAGTCTCTCCGACCTTGTAGAGAATAGGAATCAATGAATCATCCCCTTAATTACCAATGAGAGAATCCCTATAAAGCCGATGCCAGCGCAGAACATGGACAGGACCCAGAGCGTCTGCTTTGCCGTGTCCGTCAGATACGGACAGAGCGAAAACAACGCGAGGAAGGCCGAAAGATACAGAAAGAAGTTCATATCGTCCACCATCTCGGAGTTATCTCGACCTTCGTGATGCCTGTTCCGAGCGCGATCCCTGTGTTCCCCGATTCGAGGACAGGGAAATTGTAGTTCGACAGTACGACATAATCGTTCTTGCTTACTGTGCCTTTGTAAGCGTCCATCATCTCGCAGTCGATGTCGGTATAGACATCCGCTGCCGTGATGGTGATGGTGTCGCTCCCGATGCCGAGGTTGCCTGTTCCGTAGACCCTCAAAAGAGGTTGTGACGGAAACTTTGTCGGATTGTTTATCGTTCCGTCTGCCGTGAATGTCTGCACAGTCAGTCCGCTATTGAGATATCTCTGCGGTTTGCAGTTGAAAACGATATCGAAGGATCCCGCGTCCAACATGGAAGTCATTTCAGGCTCGAAAGGACCGGCATACATGGCCATTCGGTATTCGCCCGAGTTATAGGTATCCTCCAGTTTGAAATAGCCTTCGTGAGACAACAGAAAGGCTCTAAACGATGCGAGGTTTGCAGGATTATAGCAGAACGCTGGATAAGTCACTTCGATGTTCTCGAAGCGTTTATCGAGGCCGACAAGTGCTCCGTTGCGTGCGGGAACAGTCAAGAGGTTGTAGGCACGAGCGGGAGCGGAGAATGTTCCGCTTCCGCTTATCCATACCCCGAAGCTCGAGGAGGTCGTTGAATCGAATGTGAAGTAATTACGCATAAGCGACCTCCCTCTGTTTCTGAAGTGCCACGAGCCGTCTCTGGACCGCGTCCGCAAGCTGATTGACATCCATGCCCTGTGTGCCGTACACATTGATAACGATGCCCTGTGTGGATCCTACGAGTTCGCGGAGCTTGTTGAGGCCGAGAACGATCTCGGCTCCGTTTCCGTCTCCGAATCCCTTCATTCCGCTCGGAGTGGCCATGACAGTCGGAGAAGTGAACATCATCGCGTTGTCATATGCCTTGCGGTACCAGTCGATGGAGATGCGCGGCATCTGGCCTTTCCCTCCGAGGCCGTAAGGCCAAGTTCCGCCCTCTATGCGGAAGTGAGGGAGTTTGATATCTGGAAGTTTCCAGTTGAAATTGAACGCATTCTTAAGGCTTGATACGGCAGAAGAAACAAGGGATTTGAGATTGTCCAGTTTCCCGCCGAGGACGGAGTTGAGAAGGTCGAAGCCGAGCGTGAATTTCTGTTTGATTCCTTCCATCGCGGCAGCGGCCACACCTTGCAGTCCGCCTCCGTGAGACTCATACGCGCTCTTGATAGCGTTCCACTTGTTCTGAAGAGTTGTCTTGATGCCGTCCCAGATCGTGGAAGTGGTCGTTTTAACGGAAGTCCAAACTTGCGTGCATTTGGTCTTGATAGCGTCCCATGCTTTCGTTACTGTGTCCTTGATGGCCTTGACAGTCTTTGTGATAAAGGCCTTTATCTCGTCCCAGTTCTTCACGATGACCACAGTCAGAGCAATGACCGCCGCAACGACCGCCGTGATGCCAAGCGTGGCGGGAGTGAGGATCGCGCCGACCAGTTTGACCGCCGTCACGATCTTCGGAGCCAGAGTCAGAAGAGTCCCGACTCCGCTGATGAGTTTGCCTCCGACTGTGAGCAGAGGACCGAGAGCGGCAACGACCGCGAGGATCTTCACAATGGTTTCCGCGGTCTCGGGTTTCATGTTGCGGAGTTTCTCCGCGAGTTGTCCGATAAATCCCGCCAGCTTTTCAATTGCCGGTGCGAAGGTCGTGGCAAGGGTCGCGCCCAGTTGTGCCAAGGACGCGCCCATCGTGGCCTTCATCTTGTCGAGCGTGTCGTTTGTCTCGTTGAGCGCGGCAAGCGTTTCTCCGCTCATGATAAGGCCGAGACGCTCCGCCTCGTCTCCGTATTCTTGGAGGCCTTTTCCGCCATCATCGATGATGCCCGCGAGACTGTCGGCAGATTTGCCGAAGAGTTCCATTGCCACTTGGTCGCGCTCGGTCTCGTTCTCAATTTGAGATAGGGCCGTCAGAGATTCATAGAACACATCGGTCACATTTCTCATGGATCCGTCCGCATTCGTGACGGATATGCCAAGACGCTCCCATGTGTCCGCATGGCCTGTCATGTTCTTCTTCATCTTGCCGAGTGCCCCTGTGATGTCAGACAAAGAAACATCCACGAGGTCGGACGCATACTGGAATCTTTGCAGTTCGTCCGTGGAAAGACCAGTCTGCGCGGCCATCGTGTTCAGGTCATCGGCAGCGGTAATGGATTTATATGCGAGAGCACCAAGAGCACCCAACGCGCCTGTTGCCGCATTCGACAGAGGCTGAAGTTTACGGCCAGCGTTTTCGATACTGTTGCCGAGTTCCTTCATCTTCTGGCCTGTCGCCGCGATCTGTTGCGCGGTAACGGAGCCGAAATTGCGGTATTCCTTCTCGAGGTTTTGCAAACTCTGTTGAGTGGCAATGATTTCCCTCTGGAGAGCGTCCCATTCCGCGGAGCCTTGTTCAACTCCGCTTTGTGCCGCCTTCAGCTGCTCGAGCCGGTCCTTGGTGCTTTGAATGGCATTTTCGAGATTTTTTTGTTTCTGCGTCAAAAGCTCCACATTGGACGGATCCATTTTGAGGAGCTTGTTGATATCTTTAAGATTGGATTGTGTGGTTTTGAGTTGGGAGTCAACACCTTTTAACGCTTTGGTTAATTTACTGGTGTCTCCTCCGATCTCAATGGTGATTCCCGCGATTCTTCCCGCCATAGTTACCACCTATCGAAGTCATCTTGTGTTGCTATCGGAGTATATTTGCAGTCATCGTTGCCAGATTCGGTCATCATGTCAACGACTGTTCCGTATTCGAGACGATCCAAATCAGACATATTAAGTCCGATTTGGACCGCCCGAAGCAAGAACAGGCCGAGGGTCATCCTTCGGTCTGTTCTTCGGTGTTTTTTTTTGCTTCAGCTGATGTCAGCATCTGGCCCTCATAGGTCGCTTGAAAATCGGGGAGGGCCGCATAGATGTCGTTCCGCTCGAATTGGTCGAGCCATTCGAGGAACGCGTCCTCGTTCAGCTTGAGCATTTCCTTGCGGTCCTTCGTTTCCGCAAACTTCGCCATGACGAATCCCATGCGGAGGACGAAATTAATCATGTCCCCCTCATCGATTCCCTTGGTCTGCAAAACGACAGGATCCTGTCCGAAAATATTGCGATAGTAGAGGTCCACAGATGCCATTGATAGCATCGGGACCTCTTTCTCGCCGATTTTTACCTTGTTGTACATAAAAGCCTCCTTTTAAGCCGGTATCAAGTGGTCGTGGTCTGGTAGACCGCCGTCAGCCAGTTGTTATACTGGGCCGTCTGCGCGGGAGTACACGATGCCTTGACGAGGTCCTTGTCGAGGACGGAGTTGTAGATCGTGGTCGCCGTGATGCTGATGCTCTCGGTCTGCGGCTCGATGCTCTCTTCCTTCGTGGATCCAGAGACGGAGGGACGGCCCGCAACGCAGTTGTACATGACAGAGCGTTTGGCATGAGCGTCTCCCTCAAACTGGAACATGAGGGCGAAGTGAGTCGGAGTCGCGTTTGCGTCCTCTACGAGAACACCATTTGCGTCCGCGATGTAGCCGAGGACATCGGTGTAAAAATCATCGGGAATTTTGGCCAGTTCGAGGTCTCCCTCGTAGCCGCTATTCGAGACGGACGAGTAGTACACGATATTATCCGCGTAAAACTTGTTCGTGTCGCCCTGTGCGTCCAGAGAGAGCGAAACGGCACCCGCGAGGGCCTTCGGAGATCCGTATGTGGCCGTTCCCGAAGTGCTGATAGTCGCTACGGCATAATAGCAATTCTTGATGCCGTAACGGATCTTGTTGGTGTCAGCCATTGATGACTACCTCCATGTAGTATGTGATTTGATACATCTTTTCTCCCGAAATATAGGCCTCGGTCTTTGAGAATGGGATCTCGTTCGCAATGAATGTATCCTCGACCTTCTTTTCGAGAGCAAAGTCTTTGTTGTCGGTGTAAAGTTCGACTACCACAGGACGGATCCTCTGATAGTTTTTATTGTCTGCCATTACATCATTGCTCCCCGCGTAGTAATAGCAGATAAACGGAGGCTCTTTTGCCGTGTCCTTCTCAAACTGGAAGTAAGCGACAGGGATATTTACTCCCTCCGAGATCTCTATCCCTTTTAAGAGCGTGGCAAATTCAAGGTATGTCATTTTCCATTGCCCTCTCCATTGCGTTGATAATTTCTTCCTCGACTGGTTTGATGTGCGGTCTCCCCGCCGTTCGTCCCCCGCCGCGGTTTGCGTGTCCATTTTCCAATAGATGAGGGAGACCCGCGTGCTGATTGTAAATCGTTCCTTGTGCGCTCACGCGTCCGCCCTCGAATTTGTTCGTCCATCCCGAGGCATATTTGCCGGTCCCGCCAAAAGTCGCTTTTGAGTTCGCTTTGACGGCCTTTGTGCCATCGTTCATGACGCGCTTAATGAGTGTTGCCATGCGGTCGCCAACTCCCTCCTCATACTCCTTGAGGGCCTCGTCAACGGCAGCTTGAAATTTCTCAATCGGTGTCCTCTTCGCCATTCGTACCACCCTTTCGCTCGATATAGAGTTCGATGATGTCCGAGCGGCCCTTATAGACCCGATAAATCGAATAGGTCAATCCCTTGTATCCGACAAGGAGTTCACCCTGATAGTCAGCATAAAACATCCTGACGCGATACTCGGGATTGAGTCCGTTTCTCCCGCCCTCGAAAAACTCGGAGCGCGTGACCGAATCCACTTGGCAGAAAACTTTTCTGCTCGTGGTCGTTTTGGTCGGGATCCCATAGGAGTCATAAGAAACGGATTCCGAAATCAGAGTGACAACATCAGATCTATCCAATGTTGTCACCCCAATCCGTGTAATTTGTGGCCATGCCCATCTGGGCCTTTTGTTCGTCATATGACGCTTTCAGTCGGTCATAATCATCGGGTTCTCCGAAGTTCACCTTGCAGTAGGTAATGACGGCGCGTCTGACGAGCGGGTCCTCTGTGCAGTCGTTGGAAACACCCGCGAGGCCAAGGTCGGCCTTTGCCGCTTCGATGAGATCTTCAATTTCCGAATCGAAATCGTCTGTCGAGATTCGGAGCGCGAGTTTGGTCGCCGTCTTAATGTCAGCCATTTTTAATCACCTTGATTTGAGATATACTTCTTCGGTAATAGTCCCGAGGCCCACATGGCCCATCTTGATTCGGGAGTCGCAATACATCTCGACTCCCAGTTCTGCCGCACGAGCGCAGAATGACAGGTCCTCACCAAATCCGAGAATCGGGGAAAACGGAAGTCCGAATTTATCCCCTATCCTCTTGACGAGGTCCGTTGTCATCATCACCCCGCCGAATCCACAGGCCGCAATCGGGAAAATATCGTCTTGCGGATATTCCCAGTAGTTGACGGCAGCGGGAGTCACTTCGTCCGTGTCCTTATCGTGGTAATAACCACAGGAGGCGAAGATATTCGGCTTGACTGGTGCTTTGCGGGTGAAGTAGAGGGCCGAGACCATTTCCCGACCCTCGTCCAGATCCGCAGACAATCTCTTCATCAAATCTGGTTGGAATTCCATGTCGGAGTCGAGCCACAGGATGCGGTCATAGTTCTCGAGGACGGCCTGTTTTGCGAGGCCGTTTCTTGCGTCATATACGAGCGAAGAACAGGACAACGAGAAGCAATAATCTCCGACCTTATCCATGCCGAGAAGAGATTTCATAAAGATTGTATGGACCATGTCCATACAGGGAATCGCAATAAGTGTTCTCATCGGTTGCCTCCTTGTTGAAACCGATTAGAAGGTCACTTTGCAGAATGCGTGGTCAGCGACAACGCCGAGCGCGATATACTCGCGGCCAACGAGCTTGACCAGATCCTTCTCGGCCAGAGACAGAGGATCGTACTTGATGCCGATCTCGTCTCCGTTCGGGAAGTTGGCCTGTGCACCGTTGCCGAAGTCGCCAACGATCATCCACGCGGTGCCCGCGGTGCCGGTCGTGGAGTAGACAGGCAGAGTGTTGTCGAAGTGGACAGGCAGTCCCTCGAACGGATCCACATTAAAGCCATTCGCATACTGCGCGGCCTTCATGGCGGCCCAAGATCCCTTGTTCATGACAACAACAGGATTGACGGCCTCATCGGACAGAGTGCCGAGAGCCTGTGCGACAACGCCGACAGACGGCGTGCCCGCAACGATGCCAACACCAACGGCGGTCGAAGTGGCGGACGCGGTGAGAGCCGTGACCTTTGCGATAAGCTCGGCCTGTGCCTTCTTGGCGATCTGATAGGTCAGCTCGTCATAGACATAATAGAGGAATTCCTCGCCGCCGAGGTCGAGGGCCTCGTCAGAAATGGAGATCCATTTCTTGATGGACGAGGGAGTCATCGTCACGATGCCGAGCGTCAGGGTCTCTTCGGTGACGGCAGAGGTGCTCTCGGTGTGGACAGTAGCGGCAGTCGCGGACAGTTCGAAACCGACCTTGAGCACGCCCTTGATGTAGGTCTTGCGGACCAGATTCATCAGGCCGTTCTTCTGCCACGCGGTGCGGATGCGGCTCTCAACGATAGAGGGAACAGGGACATAGCCGCCAGTCGCCAGTTCGGACAGAAGGGCGCGGCATTCGCTGTTGTCGCCGGTCTTGATGTAGTCAGCGTAAGCGTTGATATACTCCTTTGAGGAGCGGATCTCTTCGAGATTCATGGGTTTAACCTCCGATTCAAAATTCTGGATTTCTTTTCCTTCGCCGTTTGCAACGGCATTTCTCGTCTCTCTGCGTTCGGCTTCGGCGGCTTTGCGCTTCTCGAGTTCTTCGTTGATAGCGCGGGCCTCTTCTTCGAGCGCATCGAGGTCAGCTTCGGGAGCTTCGAGTTCATTCTTGATGGCCTCGCGCCGCTCCATCAGCTCGTCAATAGTTTTTTCAGACATGATTAGTCCTCCAACATTGCTTTGATGCGATTGATGTGCTCTTCTCTTTCTTTCCGCTTGCGGATCTCCTCCTTGGCCTCGGCGATGATTCCCTCTCCGAGGTTGCGGGCCGAAATCGATGTCCCATCGTTAGCGGGGAGACTAACGGCGGAGACATCATAGAGCTTGCCTATTTTTGTTATCGTGCGGAGCACAGTAACAACATTGTTTTCGCGGTCCTCCGTAATGGTGCGCGTGTCCTCGTTTACCTTAAAGCCGAAGGACATCTTTGTCGTGTATCCGCCAGCGATCTCGTCATAGAGCTGACGGCCCGCCTCGGTGCCTCCGAGGTCGGCGCGGATATGGAGGCCGTGGTCATCGGTGTTGAGCGTGAGAGTGCCGTTGGATCCACGCGCAAACACTCGTCCCGCGTGGTCATACTGCATGATGACATCCGCCATGTCGGCCTCGTCAAAAGCACGCTTGTCCACCTGTTCGAGGACGCGGTATCCGTCCTCTGCATAAAGCTGATACGGAGAGTCGAATGTCGTGGCATAGCCTTCCACGATCTTCTCGTCTCCAGTTTTTTCGAGGGCGGCCATGTCGCGGTACTGTCTGCCCTCTGCGAGTTTCTGCATAATATCTTTACTCATTTTGTCCATCTCCTACATTGTAGTATTCGCCTCGGATAGGTAACTCGTTCCCGATAGGCTCGGGCAGAGGCGGAAGGTTGAAGATCTCGCGGATCTCGTTTCTCGTCATGAGGCCTCGGTCGGCCATCTGCGCTGCGACTGCGAGTTTGTCCGCGTTGCTCATATACTGGAGCCGGTTTGAGGTCGCCATGACGATATTGCCCTGTGCCTGTTCCCTCAAAGTGAAGAGCATTTTGGTCATCACTTCGGAAAACTGCAAGGCAAAAGGCTCGACAACTCCCTCATAGAACGCGGACCATGTGTCCGAGTTGTATTTGTTCTGAAGGATATCCTCGGAGACCCCGAAATACTCGAACACATTTTCCTTGATGAGTTTCATCTGGTCTGCATCGACCATCCATTGCTTATTTTGCAACTGTTGGATGTCCGAATAGGTGTTCGGCCAGAGGAGGAGGCCTGTGTTCTTGATATCCGTTGAGAGATTCTTCTGCGTGAATCTCTGACGCTCCTTGGCGAGATCCTCGGGTTTCGAGAAGTTGTTTATCCTTGCCATGAAACGATAGGTCGCAGAGGATTTGACTCCTTCCGCGATGCCTTCATCCTGTGTGTGGATGAGTTCCAGAGTCGGAATGAGAGCGTTGTTTGTCTCTCCGAAGAAGTCGGATTTGTACTGCATCCGAGTCATGACTCCGCAATACTCCAGTTCGACCGATGCCTTCTGTCCGTTCGAGAATTCATAGCGGAGAAACGGCTTGCCGTCATACTCAACGATTTTGCATCCGTGCGGGAGCGGAGAATATACTCCGCTTATTTCGCCAAACTCGTCATACACAGGAGTGATAAACAGAGTATTGTTACAGAACAGGATCGTTGCGGCACGATACATGAATTGACTCCATGTCTGGAATTCGTTCGGGCCTTTGCGGAGCTTGTTCTGGAGAGCCGGTCTTGCCGCGCCCTGTGTCTCGACATGGAGTTTGGAAATGTGCGTGGCCATCGCGTTGATGGCCGCCCGCACGAGTTCGCTTTCATAGAGGCCGCCGTTAAAACTTGTAAACCGCGGAGTGTATCCGTCGAGCATCTTGAATGTCTCGTAGATACGCGGGTCCTCTTGTTTTTTAGGGAATAACCAATCAAACAGTCCCATCTTTATCCCTCGTTTTTCAATTGGTCTCCGATCTCACTCCACCATTTCTGACGGACAGTCAGAGCGTCCAGAAGGGCCGCCGTTCCGTCTATGTGGAGGGTCGGGTTTAGCTTAACCAGTCGCCCGCGTCCCCGCTCGGTGTTCATCTTGACGGCGGAGTTGAGCAAGTGCATTTTCAACAGGTCATTTTCTCCGATGTGGATTTTCCTGTCTTTCATAAGACCTTCGCATTCCAAAATGACTGGATGGAGGTTGTCGCCTTGGAACACATCGTCACAATGGAATCCGTAAGCGGAAAGGTCTTGTATCAGATACTGCGCGGAATAGCGGTCATAACCTACTTGCAACGGATAGATCTGATAATCTTCGACCAGTTTGCAGAGCCAGTTGTAACAATCGTGATAGTCCACGAAGTTGTCTCCGCTTGGCTGAAGGAGACCGCGCTGGACATAGATGTTGTACGGAACACCATCCCGCTCGGTCGCCTCTTGTATCTTCTCCGAAGGGAGGAAGAATTGAGCGAAAACATACAACTCTCCGCCCTTCTGGATGACCGCGCAACAGGCCGTCAGGTCCGTTGTCTGCGAGAGGTCGATTCCCGCCACGCAATAGGATCCTCGGAAATCCTCCAAAAGGAAAGGCGGTCCCGATGCCGCCTCGACTGTCTGCGAGGAGAGCCATGCCGCGCTCGAGTTCTGTTTCAGACAACAATACTTTGTGATAAACTCGACCTTTTTGGAGAGCGACCCCTCCGCGATGGCGATCTCTTCGAGGAGATAGTCGTTGCTTATCGAAACTCCGAGATTCGGATTCGCTTTGCGGAGTTCGTTGATGTTATTCCATTGGTCTATATCGTCTATCATGTAGAGCAGAGGCAAGAGCCTCCGTTCCTTGGAATCGCCCAATAAAAAACGAGTTGACCTTTTAATCAACTCGTCATATATGGAATCGTTTATATATCCCGAGGTCGTGCACGACAGGAGGAGGCCTTCCGGCCTCGCGCCCATGCCCGATTTCATGACCTCGTATTGACGGAGTCCCTTTTCACCCTCCCATGACGCGACCTCGTCACAGATGCAGAGGGAAGGATTGAATCCGTCTGATTTCTTCGCGCTGAACGCGATCTTCTTGACTGTCGAATTTGTTCCCAGAATCGACAGGTCGGATTGCCTGTGCTTCGGGAGCATCGAGTCATCGTTTTTCTTCCGTTCGTGCCGGTCAAGCTCCGAGCAGATCTCTTTCATCTTCTGCCATTCGGGATCCAATGTTATCATGGCCCAGATGTCATTATAGATGATATCCGCCTGTTCGAGTTTCGGTGCGAGGCAGTAAACCTTCGTTCCGAATCCTCCGTCAACGCGGAATGTGTAGTTGGCGATCGCGGCGGCCAGTAAAGATTTGCCGTTCTTCCTTCCGACCACCAACAGGACCTCGCGGAATTGCCGGTTTCCGTTTTCGTCCACGATCCCGAAGATCGCGGATATCATTGCCCGCTGCCACAACTCCAATTCAATTGCGCTCGGTGCTTTCGGCCCTTCTGTGTGGAAACAATGCGTCTCGATCCATGAAATCGCATCGTTGGCCTTCTTCTGGTCGAAATAAAAGGCCTTTTCCTCGAGTCCCTTGACCAGATACTCATAAATCAAGGTCACCCATCGACCGACTGTCTCGGATCCATTTTTAATTTTTTGATAATACGACAAAATCGCGTTATCTTCGTTTTTCTTTTTCTTTTTCATGCGATCTTCGACTAATCGAGACGGAATCTGTTCTTCTCGAC